ATAATCACTTTGAGCTTAAAGATAAATTTGGAAAGGTTAAAAGTGTATTAAGATGTTTAACATTCCCGGTAAGAGATATAAATGGTAATACCTTATTTATAGCAAGAAGAAGTGTTGACATTAAATTCTTCCATTACCCAGAAGGAGTTGATAAACCAGTATATGGATTATACGAATTACCAAAAGATGTAAAAGAGGTAATTGTATGTGAAGGAATATTAGATGCTTTAACTTGCTGGGTATATGGAAAACCTGCAGTATGTTTATTAGGATTAGGAACTCAAAAGCAATATGAGCAATTAAGAAAACTAAAATGTAGGAAATTGATTACAGCTCTTGACCCAGATGAGGCAGGTCAACGAGCCACTGCAAGATTAAAGAAAGCTTTAAATGGAAGTAAATTAGTTACTTCTTATATTGTACCTGAAGGAAAAGACATTAATGATTTAGAAAAAGAGGAGTTTGAAAATCTTCAAGAATTGTTTTAAAAAAGGGCTTGACTTTTCTAAGAATATGTTATATAATATTATTAAGATAAGAGATTAACAATAACTTATCAAAACTAAAAAAACTTTATGGAGGTATTAAAAAGTTATGAAGAAATATCAAGTAACTAAAAAATTTATATCCGGCTTGTTAAAAGGATTAACTTATAGAGAAATAACAAGTGTTAACTTTAAATTGGGTAAAAAATACGGAAACTACATAATAATAGATATAAAGGAGGTATTACAATGAAAAAATTTAAGTCAGTAAGAAATGGTCAGAAGAATCGTCGAGCCAAGAAAACTAAATAACTATAAACACTCAGAAAACTAAAAAGGAGGATATAGATGTTAAGAACACTTAATATGCTTTCAACATTAATAATTGAGGATACTCGTGATATGAGCTTGGAGCAGATAGCTGAGGCCTACAGAGAGAGTCTAAACCCCTCTCTCTTGGCCTTAGCATTTGAAAAGACATACAAACTTATTATCAATATTTCGGCCAAGTATTACGGGCTTACTAATGAGGACATTGCAAGCTTCTCCTTAGAGAAATTAGACATATGCTTACAGACCTATAAAAGTGGCCAAGCTAATTTCAGTACATATTTTACAACGACCTTAATGAATAAATTTAGGGAAGAAACAGAAGCACTTAATACTCAAAAGAGAAAGGTTTTATTCTTTTCGGATAGTTATGAGGCCATGCTAGAATATGGATTTGATTTAGTAGCTGCTACTTGTGAGGATGATGAAATTATGGATACACTAACTCAATATAAATTAACTGAGAAAGAACTTCAATATTGCAGTTTAATCTTAAATGGGTGGAACAATTCTGAAATATCTAAGATGATGGGGGTTAGCATCATGACCCTAAGTAATATGAGAAAGAAGTTAAGAGAAAAATTAATGCCGTTAGCTTTAGGATTCTAAGAAAAATTCTATATAATAATCATAGGAGGGATTTCAGCAGATGATAAGAAAGCTAATGCAAAGAATATCAATTTGGTTATTCAGGAAATCATTTAATTTACACAGAGTTCAAGCCGATAGGCTGACTAATACAAAAACTTTAAAAACGAAAGGGGAAACAGATTATGACAAGATTTAATATTAACGAAGTGGAGAATTACGGAGGTCAGGGTGGTGGAGGATTCTTCTCCTTAAAGAATGACAAAGACGTAGCAACTGTAAGATTTATGTATAATACAATTGATGATGTTGAAGGTTATGCAGTACATGAAATTGAGGTAGATGGTAAGAAGCGTTATGTTAACTGTTTAAGAGAATATAACCAACCATTGGATGATTGTCCTTTATGTGCGGCAAAGTTCAGGGTCATTGCAAAATTATTCGTAATCTTATACGATGTAGAATCTGAAGAAGTTAAGATTTGGGATAGAGGAAAAACATTCTTTAGTAAGTTAGCCAGTCTTTGCGCAAGATATAACCCTTTAGTATCCACTCCATTTGAAATTGAAAGAAATGGTAAAAAGGGAGATACTAAAACTACTTATGAAACATATGCATTGGATACAGATGATGTAACATTAGAAGACCTACCAGAAGTGCCAGAATTATTAGGAACACTTATTCTTGATAAATCCTATGAAGAATTAGAGTTTTTCTTGGAGAATGGATATTTTGAAGAAGATGTTGAAGAACAAGCTCCACCAGAAAGAAACCCAAAAAATGATAGAAGAAATTCAACTTCAAAAAGAGAGCCCGCAAACGAAGCTCCTGCAGGTAGAAGAAGAATCCCAGCTACACGTAGAACAGTAGGAAATCAGGATAAGTTTTAATGAGTGGATTATTTAATCTCCCGCCGAGGGCAACCAGAGCGGGAGATACTTTATTAGCAAAAAAAGCATCTCAATCCAGAAAGAATGTTAATGCTGGGATAAACATTAAAGGTGGAGGCGGATTGCTTGAAAGAATCTCAACAATAACTGCAATAGTTAATAAGAATTTAGGAAAATATGCAGATAGTTATGATGTAATTAGGGATGAAGCTGAATTTGAAAAGTATATAAATGAATGCATTAAGAATGGAGTAATTTCCATTGATACAGAAACTAATAGCCTTGACCCTATAACATGTACGCTTGCTGGATTATGTCTTTATACACCTGGAAATAAAGCGGTGTACATTCCACTTCATCATGTAAGCTATGTAACTGGAGTTGAAATAGATAATCAGATATCAGATGAATTTGCAACCAAGCAGATGCAAAGAATAGCGGATAGTAAAATCAAGGTAATTATGTTCAATGCTAAATTTGATATTAGAGTTATAAAGAATCAGTTGGGGGTAGAATTAACTCCTCACTGGGATGGATATATAGCAGCAAGATTATTAAATGAGAATGAGCCTGAAAACAACTTAAAAGCCCTTCATAAGAAATATTGTTTAAAAGGCGAAGGAGATGCATTTACATTTGATAGTTTATTCAAAGGTATCCCATTTACTCACATCCCAGTCAATACCGCATATTTATATGCAGCAAGGGATGCAGAGATTACTTATGAGTTATATGAATTCCAAAGACCATTCCTAACAGAGAATGACCCAATTTGTATTGAAAGAGATTTAACTGGCCCTGCTTTTGTATTTAATCATATAGAAATGCCGCTAATCAACATAGTAGCAGAGATGGAGGATACTGGAATTGCATTCGACTTTGAATTTGCGGAAAAATTATCCAAAAAGTATAATGCTAAATTGAAAGAAGCAGAAGATAAATTCTATAAAGAATGTGACAAATTTGGTGAAGCCTTAGATAATTATAGAGAGAAGAAAGGCGCTGCTAATAAATTAGAATATCCAGTAAATATATCAAGCCCAACTCAGATAGCAATTATGCTATATGATATCCTCAAGATTAAACCTGTGGATAAAGAAAAACCAAGAGGAACCGGAGAAGAAGTCTTAACCAAGATTGACCACCCGGTGGCCAAGGCTATATTAGAATATCGAGGAATAGCTAAATTATTAAGTACTTATATTGATAAAATGCCAGCCATTGTAAATCCTAAAACAGGAAGGATACATGCAACTTTTAATCAGATAGGAGCAGATACTGGAAGATTTAGTTCATCTGACCCTAATATGCAGAATATTCCATCCCATAACGATGAGATAAGACAAATGTTTAGGGCAAGTGAGGGATATGTATTATTATCAAGTGACTACTCAGCACAAGAGCCAAGATTAACAGCTCATATGTCTAAAGATGAAAAGATGATAAATGCCTACAAGCAAGGGAAAGACCTTTATGTAGAAATTGCTTCCATCGCATATAATATGCCATATGATGAATGTAAAGAATTTAGGGAAGATGGAACAAGGAATCCCGAAGGTAAGGAAAGACGTCAAGCCGCAAAGGCAATTGTGCTTGGGGTTTGTTATGGTAAGGGCGTAGCAGCTATTGCCGAAGACTTAGGAATTACTAAGAAAAAGGCACAAGAAATTTATGACAAAGTTATGGTTTCTTTCCCTGGACTTAAAAGGTTTATGGAAGAAAGTGAAGCAATGGCAAGAGATTATGGCTTTGTAACAACTGTTTGGGGAAGAAAAAGAAGATTACCAAACATGCAACTCGAACCATATGAATTCAGTTATATCGCAGGAGCCCCAAAAGACTTTGACCCATTATTTGATGATGAAGATGAATTCGACGATGGCCCATTAGAAGTGGATGAAGCTACCAAGCGGAAATATATAAATCTTCTAAATAGAACGTACAGTCGAAAAGAGAAAGAAGCTATTAAGGCTAAGGCCAAGGCTGAAGGAATTCTAATAAAGGACAATAGTGGATATATAGCAGAAGCAACTCGTCAATGTGTAAATAGTAGAATTCAGGGCTCAGCGGCCGACCAGACTAAATTGGCAATGATTGCTGTAGGCAATGATAAAAAGTTAAAAGAATTAGGATTTAGATTACTATTAACGGTACATGATGAATTAATAGGAGAATGTCCGAAGGAGAATGCCAAAGAAGTGGCGGAAAGATTTGCTCATCTTATGGTTGAGGCAGCAAAAGATTTATCAGTGCCAAGTAAATGCGATGTAGAGATTACCGAGAGATGGTATGGAGAGCCTTTACAATTGGATGAATAATTCTATATAATGGAAGAGGCGATAAAATGGAAATATATTTTGCAGGCGAAGGATATGGAAAGAGTTGTGACTTTATTTATTCAGAAGGATATGGAAGATTATTGAGTTATATTAATGACCGCCAAAGAGCTGAAAAATATATCTTCAATAAAAGGTGGGATAACTTCATGAGAGATTTCAAGATTTATTTAGCTAGAGATACCAGAGGGTTTCCAGATGCAGTACCAGAAAAGTTGATTAATGATTTTAATATATTACTTTCTTATATTCATCCTACAGGTCCTAAAGGAGTTGATAAGGTAGGAGAGGTCAAGAGAGCCGCAGTGGTTGATTATATATTGATCGATATGGCAAAGATGACCGAGGAAGAGAGAAAAGCGTTTATGGATTTATATTTTGCAGACACCGAAAAATATGGCGATGAAATGAGGGATAAATATATTATGGATTTATATTTGGCGGTAGGGCCAGAAAAAGAAAATGTCATGGAAGTGGTGACCGGAGAGGTCAAAGCAAATATACTGTTTAATTATATAGATGGAAAGAAAGCAACTGATAAATATAAAGAGAAGATTAAACCGAAGAAACTATTCATCGATTCAGGAGCGTTCTCAGCCTGGACCAGAGGAAAGCAGATTGATGTTGATGAATATATCAATTGGATAAATGAAAGAGCAGATTTCATTGATTTATATGGTCAGGTAGACGTAATTCCGGGAGATAGAGTAAAAGGACATACTCAAGAGCAAGTTGAAGAGGCAGCAAGAGCAACTTGGGAGAACTATCTATATATGAGACCAAAGATGAAAAACCCTGACGGTCTTCTATATACTTTCCACGTCGGAGAACCTTATCGTTATTTGGAGCAAGCTCTTGAATGGAGAGATGATAATGGACAACCAATTCCTTACATAGCCCTTGGAGGTATGGTAGGAAAACCAATGCCAACGAAGAAAGCATTTCTTGATAGCTGTTTCAAGATTATTGAGAAATCAAGTAATCCGAAAGTTAAGGTACATGCATTTGGAATGACCTCATTTTCACTACTTGAGCAATATCCAATTACAAGCGCTGATTCAACTAGCTGGATAATGACCGGAGCAAATGGAAACATAATGACCGATGTAGGAATCATTGCAGTGAGCGACCAGATGGCAAAGTTACCAGAACATTATTCCCACTTACCAAAGCATTTACAAAAAGCCTTTGAAGAATCTATAGCTGAATATGGATTTACTTTAGATGAATTGAGACATTCCCGAGATAAGCGTATAATGTTTAACGCAAGATATATGAATAAAAAAGCATCAGAACTAATATATAATCCAGGTCCTAAGAGATTATCTCTATTTTAGAAAATTAGGAGGAAAGAAAATGAGCAAGAGAGATTGGAAAAAGGAAATTGCTGACAAAGGTATTATCTTTTTAGATACTGCTGAAAAAATAAGGAAATGCTTAAATGAGCATAAAGTGCTAATTACTAGTAGATGCAGTAAGACAAAAACCGGAAAGGATAGCGCAATCCCTAAAGAATTTTACGTTAGCAATATTAATCTAAATTTCTATAAGACAATGGAAAATGCCGGATTTTATTATGGGATTTTAAGCGATAAATACGGAATACATTTTTGCGACGAAAAGCTGGATTATTATGATATTCATCCAAGCGAGTTAACAAAAGAGAAAAAGATTGAATTAGGGAAAATCATTGGGGAAAAGGTAAGTAGGCTTGGATATGACGCTATTATTTTCTACAATACCTCTCCATTATTAAGCTTACCATATTTTGAAATGTTAGAGAATTCAGGATTAAAGATATATTATGTATCAAAATTGGATTTATTTAATCAATTAAAAACAAGAAAATTATTTTAAGGAGGAAAAGCGAATGGCAAAAGTAGGAGATATTATTGATGGGAAAAAGGTAATGCTAAAAATCGAAGAAGGAGAGAATAAGATGAATGTAATGGAATTAGCAATTAAAAGAGCAAGAGAAACAATGAATCAAAACTTAGGCGGCCCATTCGGTGCAGCCGTTGTTGATGCAGATGGAACAATCTTATCAGTAACATCTAATTCAGTATTAGGAGACCACGACCCTACAGCTCATGCAGAAATAAATGCCATTAGAGAAGCCTGCAAAGTAAAAGGAACTCATGACTTAACTGGATGTGTTATCTATACAACTGGCTATCCTTGTCCAATGTGTCTATCAGCTATTATATGGGCAAATATTAAAACAGTGTATTATGGCTGTAGACCAAGTGATGCGGAAGAGATTGGATTCAGGGATGATTTTATTTATAGATTTATAGAAAATAAGCGTCAAGATAAGGATATATTAGCGATTGAAGAACAAGGTAGAGAAGAATGTTTAGTTTTATTTAAAGAATATAATGAATTAGCAAAAGAAATATATTAAACTCTTTAGAGATTGAAGAGATTTTCTATATAATATATGAGGATGTTAACACCTTATAAAAAATTAAAAATTGAAAGTGAGGAAACCACTATGAAAAAACCCCGTAATATTAGTTTTTTACAGTTAATTCTAACACTATTATTTGTGATAAGTTTATTAATCAGTAACGTAATAGCATCAAAGCAGGTATTACTCCCATTTGGGATTGTAATGACCGGGGCGGTATTTATTTTCCCAATAACCTATATTCTATCAGATGTATTTTCTGAAATCTATGGATATAGATGGAGTAGGATAACATGCTATATGGCCTTCGCAGCAAATTTATTTATGGTAATAGTATTTAGTTTAGTTATTATAACTCCAGCCCCAGACTTTTGGAATCACCAAGAAGCATTCCAAACAGTATTAGGTAATACCCCAAGAATCCTATTCGCATCATTACTAGCTTTTGTAATTGGAGATTTCGTTAACGATAGAGTGTTTAAGAGGATGAAAGAGAAGCATCCAATAGACCATAAAGGCTTCGGATGGAGAGCTATCATATCAAGTTTTGCAGGAGAAGTAATAGATAGTTTAATCTTCCTACCAATAGCTTTCTTAGGGCAAATACCGATAAATAATTTAGTAGTAATGCTGATTATGCAGGTATTAATCAAAACGGGATATGAAATTGTAATTCTACCAATAACATATAAAGTTGTTCATATTGTTTCAAAGTATGAGAATGGAAAACCAGTAGGTAAGTCAAAAACGCTTTACACTTATGATAATAAACAAATTCAAAATTAATTAAGGAGGTCAAACCAAATGAAACTTAAACTCAAAACACTGAAGTTGCAAGAAATGGTTTCAAAGGCTATTAAAGGAGCATCTAATAATAAGATGATTCCCATCACAGGACTTATGGCCATAGTATTAAAGAAAGGAGTTCTTACACTCATTACAACAGATGCTACAAATACTCTAAAGGTAATGGAGAAGGATATTGAAGGCGATGACTTCTATGTGGTTGTACAGGCGGATATATTTAGTAAGTTGGTGGCCAAGATTACTACAGAAACAATTACACTTACTTTAAAGGAGAACAGTTTAGAAGTTAAAGGTAATGGTACGTATAGTATTGAATTACCTCTTGACGAAGAAGGGCAATTAATTAAGTTCCCAGAATACCAATTTGATACTACGGTTAAAAAATCAGAAATCAATTTATCCACGGTAAAAGTATTATTAAATGCTAATAAGGCGGCCCTTGCACAAACAATGGAAATACCTTGTCTAACCGGATATTATTTCGATGACAAAGTAATTACAACAGATACATTCAAAGTATGTAGTACTGATATTAAAGTGTTCCCAGATAAGGTATTATTGCCTGCAGAGCTTGTGGAATTATTGGATTTGATGGATGAAGAAAAGATTACGGTTCAGGTATCCGGAAATAAGATATTATTCAGTACTAATAATGTAGTCGTGTTTGGTTCTCAATTAGAAGGTATTGAAGATTATCCATCAGAAGCAATTGATGCTTATCTTGAAACAGAGTTTAAAAGTGTTTGTAAACTGCCAAGAGGAGCAGTTTTAAATCTATTAGATAGACTTGCATTATTCGTAACAACTTATGATAAGAATGGTGTGTATCTAACATTCACAAAAGATGGAGTTATATTTAGCAGCAAGAGAAGTAATAGCACAGAGCTTATTAAATACCAAGGAAGCGAGAACTTTCAACCATTTACATGCTGTGCTGATATTGAATTATTGAAATCTCAAATCTCAGCTCAAACAGGAGAAGTTGTTGAATTATGGTATGGACACGAAAAAGCAATTAAGATGACGTCAGGAAAAATAACACAGATAGTAGCTCTATTAGAGGATGATAGAGTGATGGGCAATGGCGAGACAGAGTCTTAAAAATATTCACAGATTAATTGAGGCGGCCACAACACAAATGCCAGTAAATCAGCAATTTGTGGCCGACCTCAAGGCATCTATTGAAAAGCAAGATTCACTTGAAGCACGTAAACCTTCTAAAAGCTATAAACCATCCTCAATGGCTTGCATTAGAAATATGTACTTTCAAGTGACTGGAACAGAAGTAGATGATGAAAGAAGTAATGCTTGTTTGGTAGGTATTTGTGAATCAGGAAGCGCTCGACATGAACATATTCAAAGTGCCATAACCAAGATGAAAGACTTTGGAATGGATTGTGAATATATAGATGTTGCAGAGTTTGTAAAAATGAGAGGTCTTGATTATTTAGAAATAGTTAAGAAACAAGGATTTGAAACTAAGCTATATCATAAGGACTTAAATATAAGCTTCCTATGTGATGGTATTATCAAATACAAAGGACAATACTATATCCTTGAAATTAAGACCGAAAGTATTTACAAATGGCAATCCCGAGAAGGGATAGCGGAAGAGCATATACCTCAAGGAATAGCCTATGCAACCTGCTTTGGAATTAACCAAGTAATGTTTTTATATGAAAATAGGGATAACTGTGATAAGAAAGCATTTGTCTTGGAAGTAACGGATGATATGAAATATGATTATATTATTTCAAAAATTGAGGAATGCGATAGGTATGTTAAGAGATTAATACCTCCACCAAAGCCGGAAGATGTTTCAAAGAAGACTTGTGAATATTGTAATTATAAAACAGCCTGCAGAAAGGCGGGAAAGTAATGGGAGTAAGTAGAGGAAAAGATTTTGAAGAGGAAATAAAAAAAGCCTTTCTGAAACATTCTGATATTTCTCTTGACCGCTTTCCCGACCCGATGGCGGGTTATGCTGGAATAAGAAATATATGTGACTTTGGCGTATATAGATACCCATTTCAATATTACTTTGAATGTAAGGCATTCTCCGGTAATACCCTAAATTTTAATGTAGGAATTACAAAAGACCAATGGGATGGAATGGTGGAGAAAGCGAAAATCCCTGGAGTAATAGCAGGAGTAATTGTTTGGTTTATAGAGCATGATATTACAGCATTTGTTCCAATCCAAGAACTAAAGAGAATTCGGAATGAAGGGGCTAAATCATTAAATGTAAAAGATATTAAGGAAGCAAAAGTAAAACATTTTGTAGTCCCTGGAAGAAAGAAAAGAATCTTCTATGACTATGACGCAGATGCCTTTATTAGAAATGTTAAGAAATGGGCTACAGAATATTGGGGGGAGGAGATGGCTAATGGCAAAAGGTAATGAGATAGCATTAAGTGGCGAAATAAACGTTGGAAAAATAAGACAATTACAAAAGAGAATTGATGCCAATAGTGATATAGTGGATTCCATTGTAAACCGTTTAGTTTCCGATTACTGTAAACCATTGGATGAATATATGGAGTTTATTCGTAATATCCTAAATGATACAGCCAATCCTCCAACCGATAGAGAGTTAGATGATTTCACTTTAAATATCCCGGTTTTATTATATTTTACAGGGGAGGCTCAAGAAGCCCTTGGAATAAAAGAAGATGTTGCAAAAGCGATTAAGCAAGAGCTATATAATGAAATTTATGATAAGTCTACTGGAACCATAGCAGATAAAACAGCTGCTGCCGAGTTAGCTACCCAAAATGAATATATAGCTCATATAGCTTATCAAAGGGCTTACAAGAAAGTTAAACTCCGAATGGAAGCAGCTAACGAAACGCTCCAAAGCGTTAAGAAGGTAATATCAAGACGCATGGTTGAGTATGAGGTCGCAAGAGTTGACCCTGGTAGAGTAGGAGGACAATAATGGGAAAGTTAGATACGCTAATCAAAGATTTCAATAAACAATACAAGGAAGAAATTGTAGCAAGAGGTATACCAAGGATAGAAACACAGAAAATACCATTCAGTAGTCCAAGAGCTAACTATATGCTATATGGCGGAATACCAAGAGGTAGAATCGTTGAATTTGCTGGAGAGGAAAATAGTGGTAAGACAACAACAGCTCTTGATATAGTGGCAAATGCTCAAAAGTTATTTCAAGAAGAGTGGGAAAATGAAATAACAGAACTTGAGGCCATTGATAAGAAAAAGAAGGAACAGCAATCAAGGCTGGACTATATAAAGGCAAGAGGCCCAAAACAAATCGTATATGCCGACTGTGAAAATACATTAGATGAAGAATGGGCACAAAAGCTTGGAGTAGATACTGATAAACTAATACTATTAAAACCTCAAAGTCAAACGGCAGAACAGATATTTGAAATGCTTTTACAAATGATAGATACAGATGAGGTAGGATTAGTAGTTATAGATAGTTTAGGGGTAATGCTATCCGCTCAAGCTTATGAAAAGAGTATGGAAGAAAAGACCTACGGAGGCATTGCAGCAGCTCTTACATTATTTAGCAAAAAGGCAGAATTATTATGTGCTAAGACAGGATGTACCTTAATTGGAATAAATCAGATGCGTGAGGATATAAACAGTCCTTATGGTGGAACGATTACAACTGGAGGTAAAGGCTGGAAGCATAATTGTAGTGTAAGGTTAATGTTTCAAAAGGGAGTATATATAGATGAAAGAGGAAATGAGTTAAGAAGAAGTGCTGAATCGCCTGCAGGCAACTTAGTAATGATAAATATAGCAAAAACCAAAGTTTGTAAACCAGATAGACGCATTGGATTCTATACCCTCAAGTATGATAATGGAATTGATAAAGTAGCTGATACAGTAGAGGTAGCATTGAAATATGGGATTATTCAGCAAGCAGGAAGTTGGTTTAATTTCGTAGATATTGAGACTGGGGAGATGATGGAAGATGATACAGGCGAATTAATTAAACTTCAAGGAAAACCTAATGTTATAGAATACTTAAAAGAAAATGAATACCTATTCACTGAAATATATAACAAGATAAAATCTTTAATAAATTAAAGGGCAAAAAGCCCTTCTTTTTTTTTTACTTTTTTGTAACATTTGTGTTGACTTTTCTTTTAATATGTTATATAATATTATTAAGGAAGGAAGTTAAAAAACTATAAAAACTCAAGGAGGAATAAAAATGACAAGAACAATTCAAAAGTTTAATGAGGAAAAGCAGATGAGAGCAATGATGGAAAAGGTATTAAAGACAATCGGGTTTGAGAATAAAGATGGTCAATGGTTAATCACCATTAACATGGAAGATATGGACGAGACAGCAATATTTGCAGCAGTAGAAGTTGATGATAGACTTTATATCATTGATGAGGAATATGGAAATGAATACCAACTTGATGAGTTTATCAATCTATATGGAAGATTTATCCAATAAGGAGGAAAAGAAAAATGACTAAAAAGACTTGACTTTTCTAAGAATATGTTATATAATATTATTAAGGAAGGAAGTTAAAAACACTTTAAAAAACTATAAAAACTCAAGGAGGAATAAAGATGAACAAAAAAATGAATGATATTTTATTACAATTAGGATTTGAACCCTATGGTGAATTAGATGATAAGGGATTTGCCAGCGATTACAGAATTACAAAATTTGATAGTTTTGAACAAGATTTCATTACTTACTCTGCAAGATTATCAGAAGATGCATATTCAGGAGCTCCAATAATCAAAGTTTATCAATTAGATGAAGAAGGTGAAATTCTTGAATATGACCCAATAGCCTTATCTACTTATATCTTATCTGAATAATAACCATGATGAAGAAATATATGATAGTTTTGAAACAAATACGTATTGTTACTGCTAAAATCTTTAATAAATTGAAGGGCAAAAAGCCCTTCTTTTTTTTATTTTTTTTTCAAAAAAGATTTGACTTTTCTAAGAATATGTTATATAATATTATTAAGGAAGGAAGTTAAAAACCTATAAAAACTATAAAAACTCAAGGAGGAAATGAAAATGAAAGACTTACTAGAAAGAACAAGGGAAGAATTGGCAGGCTGGCCCCAGGAGCTAATACCGGAGAACTTGGAAGAACTAATTGGTAGACTTTATGATACCGACAACCGGAAAGTCGGCAGGCTGGCGAGGAAGGAAGAAGACAGAGGAGAATTTAGCTTTGGGCTGATTAAGATGGTTAAGGAAATAATCCAGCAAAGAAACAGGATGGATCAAACCCCGTCAAAAAGCTACCAAGAAGCAAGGATAGACAGAATTAGATTCGTACAAACTTCAAGCGGCAGAAAGCCTCGACGCATGATATGAAAGATTCAATTGGGTTTTCTTTTAACATGGTTTACGTAATGCGTCAAGCTTGTGG